GTTCCTCCAGGTATTGTCCTAGTGGCTTAATTGAACCGTCACTGAAGCGGTATTGCTTAGATAGTGCTTTTTGCAATCGTGCTTCATTTGCTGATATTAGTTTATTCATAGTGCTATTGCTCCTTTGAAGGGCTAGTTACTTATTAGTTGCCCTTTTCAATTATTAATTATGACTGTGGGTATACCTGGTACGCTTTCAATTGTGTGTGCGATCGTTTCGTACTGAATTGTACTATGGTGTATTTTTTAAATATTAGTTTTGTTCCCGGTTTGTATTTCATGGTTTCTTTTGATCCTTGTTTGTTATTGAATTGCTGATATTGCGCGTTGCTGCTTTCGTTCCAGCATCGTTAGTAGCTCTTCTTGGCTCATGCCGTCAAACTCTTGTATGTTTACGTCCAACACTTCTGCCAACGCTGCTATATACTTACGTTGCATGGTAGATCCTTTCTTTTGTTATAGTAAGCTTGATTACTTACCTAACACCATGCTATCATACTTGGCATAACAATGCAAGTCTTTTTGTAATAATGTTTGCAATCATACGATTATAGGCAAGTAGTACACTAATTGGCCAGACAGCCGCGCGGAAGCATTTTCTTTTGCAATCACGGTTAGACTCTCCTGCAATAACTACATAAACATACAAGCATACACCCGGAGCGCCTGCCGTACGCTCAACAATGCACACCGCACGCCACGCCAAGTTAGGACCACCACCACGCCACACCACGCCACACACCACCACGCCACCACTGTTAAACAGTCACATTTTACGACGCATCATTATTAAATTATAAGGTATTTATACTCGTCTTTAATCATTAAATGCCATGTCGCACAATATCGTCCACCTCTGTTGTTGTAGCTATCTACACCACAACACCACCACCAATATTTATTTTTGTGCTTGTTTGCTTGCTTGTTTGTTTGTTTTAATATTTGTTTGTTTGTTTGTTTTAATATGCGTGTGTAACAGGGGCCGGGGTACCTCCCTATAGCCCCCGATTATCTAAACTTTTTTTTTCTTTGGAGCAAAAATAAGTCCCCCCTATCATGCGTCTCCAGCATATTTTTCATACCCTATAAAATATATTTGCATTACTATTATAATATATTTTATATATTTTGTAAATATATTTTAAGGAGTTTTCTCCGCTGTAATACCTTAAAGTGCTTGTTTTTATGCAAAAAAGGGTCTAAAATGGTAAATATGGCTGATAAATATTTTAAATGTGAATGGTGTGGGGAGTTCGTTCAGAGCAGCCGAGGGAGAAAGTTTTGCACCAAAAAGTGCAGAAACGCCGCTTATTATAAAAGGAGGAAATATAATGGATGATATGTTAGCGATACCATTGGTAGAGATTGCCAGTATGCTAAAAAAGGTTGAGGGAGAGGGCAAGTTTGCGGTAGAGGATTGTGTGATGGTTGTACCAAAAGACGACAAAGATACACAGTTTTATGTGATAAAGAAGTCTGACCTATGATGGAGGCAGAGGCACGAGAGGCATTTTTAGCCCAACAGGATATCCTTAAGTGGCTTATTAGTCGTTGCGAAGACCAGATGGTTCGAGCGTGGTTGTATATGCAGTTACAAACTATGCAACAGCTAGGCGAACCGCTAGGTAAGGACGGAGCGGTGTGGTCTGAGCGAGGGGCTGGATTTACCAGCTTAGTACAACAGCTAGTTAGAGGGTATAAGGATGAGTTTTTTCTGCTGAACCACGCAGACGAGTTTGGCGAGACGGTCTATAATTTAATAGTTGCGATGTATGGGGAGCCATTCTATCCTTCAGATGAGGAGAGTTAGTTGCTTTTTTTCTAATAAAGGTCTACATTAACAGCATGGCAAAAAAATCTAAGAAAGCAATTGAAAAGGCTATGGCTATAGATGTACCATATACCCCAAGCATCTCAATAACAGAGGAACAACTACCTGAAATAAAAGACTGGTCGGTTGGTGAGGAATACAGCGTTAAGATGAAACTTGAAATGACTGGGCTAAATAAAGATGAGTGGCAAGATTCAGTTAATTTTCAGGCTAATTTTAAGATTAAGAGTGCTGAAGATGCCAGTTAAGCAAATTGATGAAATAACCTGGGAGGTTGGTAATGAAACGTACGAAACCGAAGAAAAAGCCGAGCAAGCCTACAAAGCAATACTAGCTCTTAAACTTGGCGTTAAACCAAAGAAGAAGAAAAAGAAAAAAGAGGAATAATGGATTTAGTCCAGGCAGGCGAGAACGCAAAGCTTGTAGCGCTCGACAGCATAGCAAAAAGATGCCAGAGAGATTTATTCTATCTAGTTAAATACGTTCTGGCGCTTAACCCAGATTTAGTTACCGAGAGAACTCATCGCTCAATGTGCGAGATGACCAAGCCCTTATTGCCAAATTATGATAAAACAGTAGATAAACCGAGGGTTGTACCGCTAACTCGTTATAACAACAACGGGGTTAAGGACGAGATACTCTCCGACCAGTTCAATGCTGATAAAAACAAGCTTCATATAGAGATGCCGAGAGGTACTTTTAAGAGTTCTATTGTGACGATTGGTTTCACCATACAATTTGTATTAAATGACCCTGAAGCCAGGGTGCTCATAGACTCAGAGACCTATTCAAAGGCTAAGTACTTCTTAGCTGAAGTCAAGGGGCACTTAGAGGGTAACAATAAGCTTAGGGAAATATTCAAGCATATACATGGTGTGTACCCAGACCAGGACAAGAAAAACCCGTCGGTTCGTTGGACTGACAATGCTATGGACTTATCTTCTCGTAAAGCGAATAAAAAAGAGCCATCAATCTCCTGCTCTGGTATTGACCGCTCCATTAACGGTATGCACTTTGATTTGGTTATTGGTGATGACCTGCACTCTGAGAAGAATGTCACTAATAGAGAGCAAATTGACCAGGTAATAGACCACTATAAGCTCCTCTTCTCACTCCTTGACCCGGGTTGCCCGATGATAATCATCGGCACTCGCTGGGACTACCAAGATTTATACCAATACATACTAGAGAACGAGAGGCATCGTTGGAATATTCTTATAAGGAAAGCTATTGAGGATGACGAGTCTCTTCTGTTTCCCGAACGCCTGACAATTCAGTTCCTGGAGGATACCAAAAAGACACAGGGCAATTATATCTTCAGTTGTCAATACCTCAATACTCCGGTTGATGATGAAACTGCAACTTTCAAGCAATCCTATATGCACAGTGTGAACCTGTCTACGATAGACGGTAGACCGATTAACTGGTACATGGCGGTAGACCCGTCTATGGCAGGTCCGTACTCAGATTACGCTGCTTTTGTCTTAGTTGGTATGGATTATCTGCAAGAATTGTATGTAAGGCAGGTACACCGAGCTAAAATGAACTACTCCCAGATTATAAACTTGATGTTTGATTGGTATATTAGATACAAACCGAAGACTATAGCGCTTGAGACAGTTGCAACTCAGAAGAATATACAGTATATGTTAAACAATGAGCAGAAAAAGCGTGGAATCTGGATGCCCGTTCAAGAGATAAAAAGCCGAACCGCCTCGAAAGAGATGCGAATAGAGGCTTTAGCACCTTACTATGAGTATGGTAGAGTTCATCATATCAAAGAGTCTAACCAAATAGATGAACTGGAATATGAGTTGCTGCACTTCCCTAAAGGAAGTCATGATGACGTTATTGACGCTTTAGCTACCATACTGGAGATAGCCCACCCTCCTAACGAAAAACGGGCAAACCGCGAACAAAATCGTGATAAACGAAAGCTATTTGATAAACCTAGAAGTCCTGTGACTGGAATATAATGGATACAGCATACTATAAACCCAAAAATAAAGAAGAACGGGAAGCCCGTAGAATGGTCTATAACCGCTTCCATGAAATGCGAGATGACCCTAAGAGGAAAAACGCTGAAGAGGATTGGGAGATAGGTGATAAGATGTTCGTCCAGTGGACACCTAAGCTGGATGAAGGTGATAGTAGAGCCAACATAGCCTTACCTGACGGCTTTGCTGCAGTTCAGACTCACATGCAGGAAACCATTGAGCGTAAGAGCCGACCACAGCTAAAACCAGTTGACTCCGATGACTTAGCCCTGGAGATGTTTGGTAACTCAATTCTTAATTATTCAATGGATATTACTGGTTACGATTACCAGGACTATCTATCCAAACAAACTGCTGCAATCCGTGGCACTGCTTTTAGGTTGGAATACTACCGCCAAGACAAGAGAAAGATTAAAGACCTTGTAGACGTTGAAGAGGACGGCTCTCTTAAATATGAGGAAAAGACAATAACTGATTTTGATGATACCTATACCGAGTGGGTAGATAATGAGTTTATTTATTTTGACCCTGGCTCCGCTGACCAAAACGACCTTAGAGATATGGTGCACCAGGAAATCATAGACCACGCTGAATTTGTCCGAAAATATAGCTTAATGCCTGATTACATGAATATAGACCTTGTTCCTAAATCTAGCCTGGTTCACGACCAGTCTAAGTTTTTTGAGCGCCCGAAAGATATGGATGACGACGAAGTTGAAGTCTTGCACTATTACAACCGAGCGATTGATGCCTACTATGTATTAGCCAACAATGTACTTATTCGGATGTCCCCACTCCCATCTAAGCACAAGGAGCTACCGCTTGTAATTGATACTCACTACAATGTGCCTGGGCAGATTTACGGAATTGGTATACCAAAAGTTATTTATTCGCTAACT